CTCGCCTTGTTTATGAATCCATAGACAGAGATCCAAACACAGGTAAAGATTTAGGAACTAAAACAAAGAATGTAAGATATTCTGTCATGTATATGAAAGCAATAAAATGTTTACAGGAAGCTATGGCTAAGATCGAAGTACTTGAAACCGAAGTTGCAGCATTGAAAGCTGGTTAACCAATGTCCATAGTCATTCTTATATACCTTATTTGTTTTGCAGCTACATTAGGAGCAGCCTAATATAATACGTTTATGTTTTAAATTAAGAAATTATATCTCTTAGAATATTTATATTAAAAGTCAGTAAATTAGATGGGTTACATAGGAACTGAACCTGCTTTAGGTAGAAGACGTGAAGTAGATGATATATCTGGATCGTTTAATGGTAGTACAACAGTATTTAATTTAACATTTCAAAATCAAGTAGTAAATCCTGGGAATGCTAATGGAATATTAATATCATTAGGTGGGGTACTTCAAAATCCTAATACTGATTATACAATTCAATCAAATCAAATCACATTTACTACAGCCCCTGCTTCAGGATTAGGTTTTTGGGGGTTGATGCTAGGACAAGGAATAGATACTCAAGCAGTAGCCGACGGTGTTGTGACTAATGCAAGTGTAAGCGGAACGGCTGCTATCGCAGGTTCTAAAATTGCTCCAGATTTTTCTTCAGTAGGTAGTGTAACTGCTCGATTTATGGTTATTCCAAAAGTAACTACTACTGAAAGAAATAATTTACAGAGTTTAGTATCAGGTGCTTTTATATATAATACAACTCTTAATAAGTTACAGGTTTACAATGGTTCAGGTTGGGAAACTGTTACCAGCTCTTAAATTCTTGCAGTAAGTAAATTATGTTGTATTATAAAAAACAGATAAACTAATTTTATGTCACATCTTAAAGAAAGACAGGAAGAACTTATTAAAGAGATTCAGACTGTTGCAGAACAATATAATAAAATTAATGGAGAGCAAAACCAACGGATTGATTTTATTAAAAATAGACAAGGAGCTTTAGAAGAAGTCAAAAGGCAACTTGCAGATCAGGAAAAAGAATCTTCTACAGAAACTGAAGTAATATCTGAGTAATTATGCAAAAAATTATAAATGGTATAGCTATAGCCTCTGGATTGATATCTCTTAGTATAGTTGGTTCTGGCCTATTTGCATATTTACAAAGAGATAGAATTATTAATGCAGTTCAGGATAAAGTTTTGGAATCTGTGACTGATTTATTACCTAATGTAGTTGATAAAGCATTACCATCTTTACCAAGCTCTACAGGACCTGTAATAGGAATTCCTAATCTCTAATGACTGATATCCCTGAAATAAAAATTGGGGATATTTTTTTACCAAATACCAATATTTTACAAATAAAACCTTCAAATATATTGCCACCAATTGTTCCGGTTACTCTTCAAATTGGAAGTCCTATTATTGAAGTGCCAGGATGTGTTAAATATAACCCTGCAAATAAAAAATCACAAAAACTTTTAGAGGAAGATGATCAAAATATAATTCTTTGTGATGGATCTACACCTAGTTTCGAACCTTTAAATTATGAACCAGAAAATTTGATATATGTAAAACCTGAACCTGTTCCTATTGTCCCCACACCTGCCGACACTGGAGCTGTGTCCCCACCATTAAACGAAATACCCAAAATACCTAATCAAGAACCTGTACCTTGTCCTGGACCGAATGATTTGCGCGTAGGAGATATAAGAAACGGAGAGGCAAGAGAAATTGTTGTTTCTCATTCTTTAAGTCCTGACGGTAAAATTTGTATAACAAACTACACACCAACTACTGCAATTCAAAAGTATGTTCCTTCTGTAAGTCAATTAAGCACTACAGCAACTATTGCAGTGGTAGCAACAGCATCAGCTGCCTTAGCAACACCATTATTAAGGTTAATAAAGCCTTTAATAAAGCAATTGATTAAAAAAATTCAAAAATTATCAGGTAAAAAAGAAAAAAAATTATTTTCTACTACTGCTCACTTGAAGAAGTCGAAGATTCTGACGAAAGTACGTGCTCATGATTTGGAATAACACCATGAGGATTTGTCACTACAATATCTGCACAGATTTGATATGAAGGACTTTTCGGATGAAATGATACTCCCAACTTTTTCTGCTCGGCACAGTGCTTCAATCTTGCCATTTCGAAGTCTAATCTCTTATTTGCAATTAATTGTTGAGTTAATTTATTCTGACTAGTAGCTGCAGTTAAACAGGACTCATTATGACGTTTAGAGAGAGGTATTGATATTGTAGCTGAAATACCCCAACCAATATTATTATTAGCCTTCTGACCTGTCCTAGTGGGCTTGTAGTAAAGAATAGTTCCTGGATTGTCCATAACACCATCATTATCTGAATCAGAGGTATCAAAGACAGGATCATTCCAGTAAGCCTCATATGGCTCCTTCCAAGAATTTGAGGTGGTAAGAAACGGGGTGATATTTAATGTTGGCCCTTGACACTGAACACCATTTCCATAAGTATTAGTTATATAAGGACCCTGAAGTACTTGTATAGCTTGATTCGTTACACTTCCGGATGAATTTGCTACTGGATTTGCAGTTGCAGAAACTCCCCCAACATCAGATGCACGAACGATAGTTGGAGATAAATAAATTATATTTAGTAAGGTTGCTAAATAATATTTTATTGACTGAATGTTGATACTGTATCTGTTACTGAATTTATTTCTGTTGTTCTTTGAATTATTGTCTGAGTCTTTAATCCAGGTTGGCTCAAAGTTGTAGTTAGTTGCCACGGTTTTGAAGAGTCCGTTACAGTGAAGTTTGGCATATTTGAACCATCTAAATTTGTCCAAGATGACTGAACTCCATTAACTGTTTGTGTCGTAGTCTGAGCTGGAGGAACTAAGCTGTTTGCATCCGTCGAAACATTGTTCCCAGTCACAGTGTACTGCCATCCAGTTTGATAATCAATAACGTTTATAGTTTCTGTTACGGTAGAAGTTGTTTCAGTGTGACTAGTGAGACTACCAGTCTGAAAGTTTGGCACTAAGGGAACGGCTTGAACAGCGGCATTCATGCTGCTTACAGCGACCACAAGTATCACATTTTGGATGGTTTTCATGGTTCTCATCAATCATTACTGGAGAATCTCCTGTGTTACAAGAAAAGGCATGATTGTTTAACTTCATTTTACTGAAATTTCGCTAACAAATTGCCCTACAGCACTTGATCCAGCACCACCCCCTGTGAGTGTCACTGCGCCAGATGTTGTGATTGTACCGGCGAGGTCGCCTGCTGATCCCGCTGCAGTTGATGTTTGACTACTAAAATTACCTACAGCTCCAACACTGGGAGCACTTGTAGAAACCGCATCCCCTTGTGTAAAGGATTGTGTAAACGAGAAACTATTACCAGCTGTTTTCTGTGTAACTTCTAAGCTTGGAACTGCTCCAACACCACTACTTATGGTAAGAGATCCTAGACCATCTGAAACTGCACTACCACCAGTAGGTGTGTAT